TTATATGATTGTCTATATTGTTATCATTCCAAATATAGTTTATTCTATCTATGTTTATGTATGGTAACCAACTTTTTACTGCAGATTCAATTGTAGATTCAATTCTGTTTTCAAAATCATCAGTTGAATGTATTTGTTCAAACAATAGATTATATATGTCACAACCAAATTCAGGTTGCATTAACCTTTCTCCCTTTCTTGTTAATATTAGATTTTTTAAATTATCTTTAGCTTGTGTTAATGTTGTATAGTTAACTGCAAATATACCACCCTTATTGGAACTTTTATTTATTCCAATACCAAGTATTTTGTAATCATTTTCAACTAAATCGGTAACATTTACTTTACCAAGCTCTATTGCCATTATTTAAATCTTTTTACTAATTCACTATAATCTCTTGTTAATGCTTTTATTGTTGCATCTTGTAAACCATCTCCTGTTGATTCAAATTGCTGTGGGATATTTTGAGGAACACTTCCTGCTGTAAAATCCATTGTATTCCAATCTTCCTCCATTTGCATAGTTGGTTGCATCATATCCAATACACTTCCTCCACCACCTTGTCCACCTTCTACTCTTTGTGCAGATGTGAATGGTTGTGTCATATTCAAAATCTCATTTATCATAGGGTCTTTTGAAAATTCTTTTTGTGGTCTTTGTGTTTGTTGAACGGGTTGTTGTTTTTTAACCGGTGCAGGAGTAACTTCTGTCATCTCTCTTAATGAGGGAGTAGATGGTTTTTTTTGTGAGTTTAATGTAACTGCACCAGATTTAATTAGTTTAACAAGTTCTTCTTTTACTTGTAACTTAACTTCGTTTTTAACAACTTCTTTAATTAAAGTTAGTAAAATTTCTGATTTCATAATAATTGTTTTGTATATGTTTAGTAATAAATATTTGATTTAATAATTTATCCAATAACTCTATAACCTGTCCAATTTATAATTGCAGGTGCCGGTGGTGCCGGTGGTGGGTATTGAGCCATAACCATCATTGTACCACTTACACCCATCAAATGGAACTTTGCCAAATTAACAAATGGATTTAAAAATATTCCAGATGTTACTGAAAGGATAAATGATGGTGGGATAAACCATATGTTTGGTATTTTGGGTATTTTATCTTTAATTAAGTCATATGCCATTGCCTTTATTTCTTCTTTGGTTGGTGTCATATCTTTAACCATTTTTTTTAATTCCTTTTTTGTTGGAATTTTTGGTATAGATATACCTGGTAGTTCTATTTCCGGTACTAACCCATCGATTGTATCTTTAACAAATTTCTTAATTTCTTCCTTTGTTGGTTTTTTTGGAAGATTTTTTGCCAAATCAACTGCCGATTGTATTGCAGCGTGTATTGGTGTAAGTATTGTTTCTTCTATTGTTTTTATAATTGTTTCTTCTATAATCTTTGTGGCCTCATCAATTAATTTATTTTCGGCTTCTTTTATTATATCTTTAATTTTTGGTAATTCAGGAAATGGAAATTTAATAGCTTTTTTAATTTGAGAACCAATTGATGGTTTCTTCTTTTTAGCTTGTAAATATTTTTTATAAGCATCAACTGCTTCTTTAATTATAGGATGGTTTTTTATTTTACTATCTACTGGTTCTTTTTTTATAATTTTAATAACCGTATCATAAATGTTTATTTCACCTATTGATGGAATGTTTATAGTTTTTTCTTTTAATTCATCTACAATTTTTTTTAATGCATTAGTTAAAGCTTTATGTATTGTTGCGGATGTAACTAATGAAATTGGATTGGGCCCTATGTTTTGTATAGTTCCAGGTGCAGGTGGTGTTGATGGCCATCCTAATGGTTTTAATAATGGATTTGGTATTGGTGCCATTTCTGCTCCTAACCAATATTCATCAAATGCTGCCGGGTATATTTCTGCTAATATATTAATATTTTCACCACCCGATTCTCTTCCTTTTTTTAATGCCGCTTTTATTACATTTGACATTCCAATAACATTACCATTCATAACGGGAACACCATATATCATATCACCACCTCTTTTTATGGCACTATCATACTCATTTGCAATAAATTCAGCAGCTGCATCAGGGTCATTTGAAAATTGGAATGTTAATCCAGCCTTTAATACATTAACTGTGTATATAGTCCAAGACATTATTTATTTACTTAAAAAGTTTCTTGCAGAAAGAATAGATTTTAATCTACCTTTTATTGATTTAAATGCAGTAGCATTTGTTGGACCCGGAAATGTAGGGCCGAATGAGGTAGCGTATATTTGTTGTGTTATTTCATCTATTAAATCTTCTAATATTTTTATAAGTTCACCACCCATTACCATTTTTTGAAAAGCTTCACCCGCTTTACTTGTTGTTGGTTGAATTCCACCCAACCAAACATTTCCTGTGCCATCGGTTTTTAACACAATATTTTTATTTGTTTGTAAGGTTATATTATTGTTACTATGAATATGTGTATCTCCAACGGAATCAACTGTAAATCTACCATCGGTTATTATTCCTGTATTACCTTTACCAAACATAATAAATTCATTAGCTTTTGCTGATAAAATGATTCTATCCGAATTTATTGTTAACTGATCACCTTTTAGTTTGTCAGAAGATGGATAATCTTTAAATGCTATTTTTTGTTTAACAATCGTTGGTTTAAATTTAGTATCAACCTTACCGGATGTAATGTATATAGAAGTTCCGTCTTTATTTATATCTTCTTCAATTAATGTTCCAATATTTTTAGAATCTAATTCGGGATTTTGTTTATTTCTTAAATAAATTCCAGGTGATGATGTTTTATCATCTGTTAGGAAAAATTCACTAAAACGAATTGTATTACCCACTCTACCACTTATAATTGTATCACCTTGTCTTGGTTTTAAAAACTTAATATTTTCGTTAACTTTATATGGGTTTTCCTTTTCAGGAACATTAGAATTTTTTGTAGTAGTTGTTCCTGTTTGTTTTGTAGTATTATACTGTTTATTTTTATCAGCTGTATTTTCTTCTTGTATTTTATACTCTGATAATTTTTCTGTTGTTTTATAATCTTGTCTATAATTTGGATATAATGTATTACTATATGGTAAATAAAAGAAATCGTTTTCTATTTGAATAATAATTACAGTTTCACCAGTCAATGGTAATGTAAGATTATTTTTATCAAATGGAAAAGCGTGGTATAATTTATCTACTGAAAATGTATCATCTTGCTTAAAATCAATTGCACCATAATATCTTGTATCTGTATTGGATAATTTATCATTTTTATTATATAAAACTAATGTATCCGATACATTTCCCTCCTCTCCCTTTTGATATTCTAAAAAATCATCTTCGGTTACATATACTTTGACAACCAATGATAGAAATGCATTAAAAATTGATGATTTTTTATTAATAGATTCATTATAATTTGTTACATCAAACATTATAATTTTGTTTTAATTTCTTCAATTTCTATTTCTAAATCACTCATCCTTTCTTTGGATTTTTCTTCCACCGCGTTTATTGTATCTTCCATTTCATTAAGTAGTTGAGCTTTTTCCGTTTCACTTAACCAACCATCTTCACCAATACCTTTGGCCTCTGCAGAAGCAAGTCTTTGTGCAATAGTTGCAAGTTTAATTAAGTGGTCATCGTTTTTAACCGATACCTCAATTAAATCTTTTATAATGGGTGCAATAATCGTTGCTTCACCCACATTACGAATTAATTTACGAAGTGATTCAATCAGTTCAGAAATATTTTTCTTTTTGTTTAATTGATTTTCGTATATATCTTTAAATAATGATGATAGGTTCTTACCATCAAATAATTGGAATTCACTAGACATTATTAGTTTCTTTATTAATTAATTTATTTACTTTTTCTTTATCCTCTGTTGAAAGATTTTGAAACCAATCGGTATCTAAACTTGTCCAATTTCTACTTTCTTCCATTATTGGCAATCCATTGTCATCACAATTCATTATGCCTAATTCACCCGCCCAACAATTTATGGATTCCAATTTAATCATTGGTTCTTTCATATATGTTCATTTAGAATAAATATTCGTATATTATAAAGTTATATCCTTATATCACCTTCTCTATCAAATTCACTATATAACTCCATTTGTCTTTCTTTCATTTTATTGACAACTTTAGTAATATAATGTGTGGGATGTCCTGTCATTTCTCTAATAAGTAGGTATAATGATTTTTTATTAAAATTTTCTATGTAATTGGCCCTTCTAAATAATTCTAATACCGAATCTGCAATTTGCATATCTCTTTTCTTTGGAAAATAGTTTTCTAAATGTTTATCCCAATATTGTAACATCCTAACATTAAAAGTTCTATGTTCATCATTTCTTTCTTCTTCTCTAAAATTATTTTCAGTATCAAATGAATCTGGTAATCCTGACATTACATCAGTATCTTTATATCTTTTATAATTTGCGTTATTATTTAAAATTAAATAGTTTCTTGCAACAATTGTAAAATAACTAAATGCTTTACCTTTGCCTGCTTTGTACATATGAATTTTTTCAATCATAAATGCAACAACTTCCGACATCACATCTTTCGGATCATCATCAAAGTAAGTAAACTTCCATTTATTGTAAACTATCTCTGCAAGTTTATCAAATGCGGATGCAATTCGTTCTCTATATAATTTATCTTTAATATATTGGTCATTAGTTAGATTATACTCAATGATTGCATCTTCGGTATCCTTTGGAAAATATTGTCTATTAGGCCCTCGTTTTTTTCTAGTTGCCATCTTTTTGTTGTTTGAATTTTTCTATTGTTTCTTTGATTTGATAAAATATAGAACCAACTTCATCATCTTTCTCAAACATTTCACGACTATCAATTAGTCTTAATGCCTCCAGTAATGATTCGTTTCTTTCAATTTCTGTTTGTATAAATTTTTGTGTTTCTTCGTATGCATCTTCATATTTTTCTAATTTTTTAAGAATATTATAAACTACATATAGTAATGTAATTATAATTAATGTAAGTATTGTGTATATCATATTAAACTATTTCGTATCCTTCTAAAAAGTATTTATTTGCATTTTTGTATTTAACCTCAAGTAATTCTCCTTTTTTTGATTTCATTACTATTTTGTCATTTCTACCATAATTAACTTTTTTGACAAAAGTAGTAGTATAAACTCTATCTTTAATTGTAAATCCGTCTAGATGGTCGATTTCATGTTGAACAATAACCGTCATCATTGTTTCTTTGGAAATTTGTTCATTTGCAGTATCACTTTCTGTATTAATTTCAAATGTTAGTTCACCCAAATTATCAGTATCAATTACAACTTTACAAGCTCTAATAGTTCTTGTTGGTTTTGAAAGTGATGATGGGATAGATAAACACCCTTCCATAAAAAGAAATGCTTCCTTTGACTTTTCTTTAATAATTGGATTTACTAAGAATAATTCCTCTTCACCAAATTTAATATAACAAGCTCTCTTTTTAATTCCCAATTGAGTTGCTGATATTCCTAATCCAGGATAATCGGTTAGTCCTTGTTCTAATTGTTTTCTTAACATATCCACTTCATATTGTTTAAATTCTGTTTTAGGGCATGGGGTTTTTAGATACTCCGTAAACTCTTTTGTTGTTAGTCCATTGGAACCTTTGTCAACTATTAATTTCATATTTTATTTTTTAAATTATTATTTATCAATTGCATATATAACTTCATCACCATTGGAATCAATATATTTTTTTTTAATAGACTTTCCGTTGATTTGTTCAATTTCTTTTGGTGGGTTGTGGTGAATTACATTATATGCAGGGGTAATACCATAATTTATACTTTCAATATCTGGAATAATTGATATCATAATCTTATCCCAGTTATTTGTAAAAAATGGTTCTTGTTGTAATTCTTTTAAAACTTGTTGTGCAGATTTTGTATTATCTTCATCTAATTCTACATCTCTAATAGCTATCCAACAGTTTTTTCCTTTTTTTAATTGTTGTTCTATTAACCACTCATAACCTTTATGCCATGTTTGCCATCTTCCTATAAATAATGCGTATTTTTTCATATTTGTAATATACGAAAATAATTTTACAATACCAAATAATTAATAAGTTTTAATTAAATCTTCTTCTTGTTTCTTTTTGTACTTTAACCAATAATTAATTGCATTTTGGTCATTTATCCATTTTTCTTTATCTGCCCAATCAAAATCAGTTCTTGCGTAGTATGGCAATTGATTTCTTATACCCAATTCTCTTTCTCTATGGCCATTCACAGACCATTCATCTATAATTCCATCACTATTCGTATCATATCCATCAATTGTTCCATCACCATCTAAATCAATAGGAATTCTAACAATTAAATTTTCATTTTTATCCTCTTTTGTAGAATTTTTTCCACTATCTCCATAAACTTCATAATTTTTGTAGTTTTCTTCCATCAAATCGTCTAAATTATCATATAAACCCAATTTTTGGTCATTTTCTATAATTTCACCTAAAAGTCTATTTTGTTTTTGTTTTTTTGTCTCAATCAAACCATTAAATGCAATAATCAATGCAACTGCTAATGGGTCAAACACTATTACAATCAAAAATATGAAGAATTTTACAACATTTTTTAACTCTACACCAAAGGCTTCTGCTACAAATCTAAAACCACCCACCTCTTTCTCTAAATCTATGTTAGAAGTTTTAATTTCGTTGATTTTTTCGTTTTCTTTAGCTGTTTGGTCTTGTAAATCACTAATTTTTTTGTTAATTTTAGCAATCTCCTTATCTCTATTGTCTATTGAACGAATAAGACGAGAATTTACTTTACCACCATCTAATATTTTACCCTGATTTTTATTAAACTCACTAATTTGTGTTGATAATTGTGTAATTTGAGTAGTATTTTGGTCAATTTTGGTAGAGTGTACCATAATTTCTCTATCTACTTGTTGTAGTTTAAGTGATTGTGCCTGAAATGCATTGGATAGATAACCAAAGATACCTGCAGATGTAATTAACATTAGTAATGCAACTGCAGAAACCAAATACCACTTATTAAATCCCTTAATTTCATCCCACATTTGTTTAAGATAGGTTGCTGCTACTAATTTAGCAAACTCCAATGCACCGGCCATCACCATCACTGCGGTTGATGCTCCACTAAATAGAACACCTAAACCTGTTACGGAGAAAAATGCTGCACATCCGGCTATAATTAGTGCAGAAAATCCGACTAAATATTTAAGCCAATTCATTCTTTATCGATTGATTCGTGTTAATTCGGAAATACGCTCTACTACCTTTCTTGCATCTTCTAAAGTAGTGTGAGCTTCTGATGGTGACATTGTTTGTGCACCAGTAATTCCATTTTGTAAAATCCTTAACTTTCCGTCTAAAGACTCCAATAACATTTGTATTTTTTCGTTGTATATCATAATAATAAGTATTTATTTGTATAAAAAAAGGTAGAAGTGTTTAAACTCCTACCTTTGTAATATACGAAAAATAACTGAATTAACCAACTTTTGGGGTTAATTTTTTTGGTTTGGACTCTTCTTTTCTTTCGATGGTAATTAAGAGAATACCATGTTTAATTTCAGCTTTTGCCTTTCGGCCATCAAAGTTTTTACCTACATTGATTCTTTCTTCAATGTCCGAAACTAATTGATTGAAAGGATTTTCTTTATCCTCTCCTATCTTTTTAGCTTTAATTTCAATTTTGTCCTCAAAGCAATTAATTTCAATATCCTTTGGGTCGTGCCCTAATACTGATAAGGCAAGGGTTGCAGCTTCATCTTTAATGTCTACTGCGAATTTGTTTTGAACATAAGTCGTTCTTTCTTTTGGTTGTTCGATTGGAAAAAATTCTTCGAATAACTTACTGTAATCAATCATGTACATAATATAAATGTTTTTTAGTTAATAATACCCATATAGTCCAAATACTATACCACTCATTATTCCGTTACAAAGTTATGACAAAATTACCCTAACTTTATTACAAATCGGAAATTGTGTCATTAAATTATGTTATCTTGTCTTTCAATGATTGTCGACATATGATCTGCCCAATGCATTATAAATTGTAACTTATAAACTAATTGTTTCTTTAAGTCGTGACCTGCTAAATATTTTTGATTATCTTCATCATACATACCATCAGTAAGTTTGATTGCAAAATACTCTTTCTCATTATAAGTAATACCATAGTCGTTTAGTGTAAAGAAAGTTCTATCGGTTAAAGTCATATATGGAATATTCTCATTACGAACAAATAAAGTTCCGTATTTCTTTTGAGACCATTCTTCTTGATTTGGTAAATAATGTAATTCACCTTTAATACCCAACTTTCCTAAATCGTGATGTAGACAACTAAATATCAATTCTTCTTCGGTGAAATCAATCTCTCCACCTTGCGTTACGAACAGGTCTCTCATTTTAAGAGCGTTCTTACATACATTAAAGATATGGTCTATATACCCACCAAAATATGCGTTATGATAGTGTTTGGAGCCTGATGCCGGTGATACTGCTAAATTACTACCCAATTGTTCTTCGGAATACATACGGAGCAATTTAGCCAATCTATCTCCTGTAAAGTATTTTTTAATAATTCCGATAAATCTATCGTAGTTTGCTTGTAATTCTTGTTCTGTCTTTAGTTTCATAATTTAGAGTTTAATTGTTTATAATACTCTAATATACGACAAATTTTTGACATTACCAAATTTAATTATTAAACCAATTATTTTGTATTTCTCTAATTTTAGGCCATTGTGTTGGGTCATTCAAATCTGCAATTTCCGAATGGCCTGTTCTAACTATATTTTCAATATCAGTCATAAAAATACCATATTTATTATGTATTGGTTTATTATATACAGATATTGGTTGAATGCCATTTTCTTCAAAAAACAAATTCATAATAACTCCAGGACCATGCCCCCATCCATAGTGTCCTATTTTTTTTTCTTTTATAAATTGTTGCATTCTATAAAAATATAAATTTGTAGCTAAATCCATAACCATTGATGAACCATAAAAAATTATATCATTAAAATTTATTAAACAATATTCATCCATCATTGTTGCTTTAAATGTTGACATTATTTCCATTGGTATTTTATTTAAAAGATATAAACATCTTTCATGATTTGTTGGATGGAATATTAAATCAAATCTACTTTTTACAACAATATCATATTCAAAATTGTTTTCAATTTCATATTCTCTTTTCAATTTCATAGATTCGGAGAATCCATAAAATATTCCAAGTATATAATCTTTATGTAAAAAGGAATGACATATTTTTTCGTCAATAATATATTTTTTAGGATTATATGTAATTAACAATTTTTCAATTTCATCTGATGTTAACTGCCTTGTTATATAATTTGAATTTCTAGAAGGCCTTTCTGTACTTTCATTCCATGTATGAAAAAAGTAATCAATTTGTATTAGTTCTTTTGAAGAATTTATAAAACACTCTTCCCAATATTTTTTTTGATTTGTAGCGGCAAGTTCCCAATTTCTAATGTGGCCACTAAAACATATAGCTATTCTTTTCATATTAATTTCTTTTTACCATAAATTAAATTGTAATTAAATAATTTTAATTTTTGTTGAATACAAAATGTATATAATGCAGAATTTACATTTGATATTTTTGTTAATTTTTCAAATTCTTTTTGAAATCTATTAAAATTACTAATAAAATTAAATGGAATGGAGTGTGTTATTATTAGAGAATACGACATACCCGATGCTTTCATATTTAACCCAGTAGTAATTTCATCGGAATATAAATCATGTTCATTTAGTATATTATTTTGATCAAAATCTATAAACCAATTATTAGGTAGCTCAGATAAATTATATTTTTTTTCACTTATAATAAAGATTAATTTATATTCTTTATCATTTTTCATTTCAACTTCTCTTATCTTTATACCAATTCTATTTAATTTATCTAATGTATTTAAATTATTTGAACATTCGGAATCTTTATATATATCACACCCATCAAATTCAATATTTGAATTACAATTCAATATCACAACTGCTATTCTTTTCATATATTTACTAATAAGTGATTTTTGTTTTTTGATAATATATTAAAATCTAAATTTGATAAACCTGATTGGTCTAAATTATTTAAAAATTTAATTTGATTTTCTCTTGTTTCTTTTTGAGACCATTTACCTTCAATAAACCCATTGTTGTCA